TACGATATCATGCTCCGTCAGTGAGATTGCAAATGACATGTATCCGTGCTTCAACCCGATGTATCGTACACAATCTTTGGAGTTATCGCCGGTAAACGGCTCTGCGTGTCCGTCTTCGTAGATTAGATACAGTCCGCTGGCGTGCTCTACTTTGTCCTTTTCAGATGATACGCGGTCGTTACATACGGGTTGGCCACTCTTGGTGATCGCCGGCATGATTACCGACAGGTTTAAATTTTTGATGTTAACATTCATTGTTTTTAAATTTTAGGTAGTTATAGATGTATTAATGTTTCGTGTCTTGATTGATTTCCTTTTCCAGTCTGTCGATCAGTCTTTGATGTTTGGCAGCCACATAGTTACAGTGTATTGCCAAGTTCCTGTCGCGTTCCTTTTCGAGACGCTTTATTTCTTCTAATTTCCAGTCTTTTTGCATGATCATATATTTTTTATTCCGATGTTAATAACTCAACCTCTGTACAACGAACCCACAGACGGCGGTCTAAACAAACCTCATTGGTACTTCGGTTTATGTCGACAACTTTTCTTGTTTTCTGTTTGTATTTGACAGATGAACCTATTTTACATTGAGTTTTGAAAACATTGATTTTCATTTCTTGATTGCTTTTTTGAGTTCTGAAATAATATATTTGCCGGGAGAGTGCAGCCGAGCTCCTCCTCGTTCAGCAGCTTGGATTATGGTCCAAATGGGATGCCCTATTTCTCCATTGTTCGACAATTGGCAAATGATGTTGAACTCGTCTGGAGGGATAAATAATCTGTTCAGCCTGTTGGTCAGTCCTTCGAAGTTTCTTTCTATCCCATCTGTATTGGAATCTTTAGAAAAAAGATTATTTCCGCATCCTCCATTTCCCCCTGCGGGGGATAGAGGGGGAGGATACTTTTCTTTACTTTCTTTTTCTTTACTTTCCTTTTCTTTTCTTTTATTGCTATCATTTCCCGTGGCATTTGCTATAGCTTTGCTATCATTTTCGATAGCATTTGCTATATTTTTGCTATTTCCCCACCTTTTTTCAAGACCTTTCTTTCCAGCTTCAGCTTTTTTTCTACTTTGTTCGTCTTTAATCTCCATTCTTTGTTTGAAACTTTCGGAGTAGAAGTACTTACCGTCATCGGTAAAGACAAATAACCCAAAATCTTCAACGACTGATTTTATCAGGGAAGCGTCTTCACGAAGGTCAAAGGCTATCATGTTATAATCTTTGACACTCGTGTATTCCGGTTCTTCCCTTAATCTTTCAAGGATCATAAAGTAAACACCGTAACCGGCAGCTTTATGCCGCATTCTAAGCCGTATAAGTTTGTCAGAGTTTCTTGCATTGCTATCATGGGGAAAGTAGCTTGTCAACTCTTTCCTTGTTGCCATATCATAAATTCTTCTCCACTTTATCAATATCCTGTCTTATTGAGTCTAAGCGATTCCTTCTCGTAACTAAGCAGGCTTCGAAGTGAATCCAGTTGATGCGTGCAAGAAGCATTGAGTCGGTCCAATCGGTCGACCAGATAGCATTCGTCTTCCGCGATGCTATCCAGTAAGGCATTCTGCACTTTGGCCGACAGGCAATTTTCTTTCGCTATCCGGATGATCATGTTCTGTATCTCGTCAGACTTTTTCTTCCGGAGTATTTTTTTTGCCTCTGCGAGCATTTCGCCGGTACGCATCATGTAGACCATGATGACGGATATGCGCTCTTGTATTTCCGCCGGATTGTTCGAGCAGGTGGTGTTTAGATAATCGCTTATTTCTTTTATCTCTTTCTCCATCGTCATACGTTGTTTAAGTACTCATTCACAACTTTCATAAATTCGCCGATCGAACGGACAACGACATATTTGGCGCCGATCCGACCAAACTCAGCTTCGTATTCCTTCTGGTGTACGGATTGCCTGTTTTTGCCGGCCTTCAACTCGATCCCCATAAACGGGTGTTCTTTATTTGGATATAGCAAAATGAGGTCCGGGACCCCGGCTCTGACACCCATTTGTTTAAACTTCGCCGCCTCGACTGCATTGCGATAGCCTCCGTTAGGAACGTGTATCAGCAAGTGTCTGAGGTTCGCATATTGCAAATCGAACCATCTGACTATTGACTTTTGTAATTGATCTTCTATATGTCTCATTCGTAATCGTAATTATCGTATTCATCCGGTTCATAGTCCGGTATGTCGTATCCAAAATCCATCGAACTGTTTCCTTTCTCATCCTTCATCCATCGGTGTTACAACCGTGTCACGTCCGGTCTTGTCTACGATGATCTTCTTTCCCGATACGGTGATTTCCGTCTTACATCCTTCAGGTAGGGACTGGAAGAATTTGCGGACAGATGGATTGTTGGCGTCGGCTGTTTTATCCGTATTTTTGTCATCTTCGGCATCATACGGGAATATATCCATGAGTGCGGTTTCGGTGACAGAAGCGATTTCGTAATTGGCCAAAGTACCCTTCATTCCTTTTTCCAGCACTTCGATAGCTTCTTTCAAATTGGAGGCTTGTGTCAGCATCTGTGCAGATGTTTTCTTTTCAGCTCCGCTTTTCTCGTCGAGCGTAATGAAGTAGACTTTGATCTTATAGAAGCGGTCGCCATTTTCATTAAAGAATATCTCGGACAACTTTGCCCGCTTGATGTCTTTTATCACAAACTCACCGCTGATAAAAGGGGTTAATTCTTCAATGATACGTGCCTCTGCTTCTGTAAACGACAAGGCGTCGACCAAATAGGGCTCCGTCACTTTCTTTTGCTTTCCGTCCTCCATTATCTTTTCATAGGAGACTTTACATTCAAACCAATTGTGCATCATACTCTATTTCTTTTAATTCGTTCAACTTATTTGCGGGACGGAGCGGAATCGAACCGCTCTGACGCATGGCTTATGTGATCACTTCCTTTCGTCCCAAAACTCCCCTCTGCATATCCTCACGGACGGCAAGGGGAAACTAACCTAAACTAATACCATGCAAAACACACTATTGACTATCCCCAGACTTTCCAGTCCGGGATGTATTCGTAATCATTCATTTCAAGCTCCTTTCTAATTTACGGGCCATCTTCCTGCATCTGCGGGCTACATCCAGATCGACCGGCTTAGAGCAGTTGGCGTCTATTAGTACTTGCGACCGACTGAGCAGACCTATGATTGTTTTAACATCTGTTTTACTTATCCTGTCTTCATCCTCAAGTCATGGAACCTCTATCTTGTCGAAGTCAATGCCGTGTTCGTTCATGAAGTTGCCGAGAGCGATAATATTTTCACGGGTTGTTGTGACCTTGAAGGCACGAGTTAGAAGTTCCGGCTGTGCCGGCACAGGCTGTTCTTTAGGCTGATCCATAAAAGAAGGTTGCCCATTCATCCTTTGATTAGCCGTATTAAAAGGATTGGGTTGGCTAACTTTGGGTTGTTCTGCTTCTACTTTCTTACGTGCTTCTTCCTGTTCTTTTCGTTCCTGTTCAGCTTTGATACGTGCTTCTTCTGCTGCTTGGGCACGTTCGCGTTGTTCCTTCAGACGATTAGCATACTGGATGGTATTGCCAATGTTCATCGTGTCCATATAGTATGTGCGAAGTACGTCAAAATCATCACCGCCAAAGCCTTTAAGCGTTTCAAGATCTTCGTCAACCTTAGCGAAAACCGTTTCAATGTCTGCTTGTACCGCTTTCATGCTTGTGGACTTGTTAAGCCATTCCTGCTTGAAGATTTTCCGAAAGTCGATCAGATTCGTATTTCCATCGTCGAAATAGGAACGGATAACGGCAAGTTTCTTGTCTTTATACTGCTGCTCGTTCTGCTTGACTACCGTGTCAATCTTGGCAGAGCATTCGCCAATCAATTTTACGGTTTCAGCCACAACTTCCTTGAACTCTCCGAAAGGTTTCATAAATTCCTTTTCGATTTCAAGACGTTTTGAGTTGAGAAGTTTGGCCGCCTTGTTGAGAGCAGCTTTATCTCTCTTCGCTTGGTCGATATTGTCATCGTTATAGTTAGATATATCGTACATGGGAAGAGTTGATTTTACCATGTCTCTGATTTGGATCGCATTAGTAGTAAGGCTACCTAATGTTTTTTCACTAACGATCAGTTCAAGATCGCTTTCTTTTATTGTTATTAACTGCTGTGTTTTCATATTGGGTTTAATTAATTATTTTATCTATCATATCGTTAGCAAGGCGTATACGCCTATCCATCTCCGCGAATATTTTTTCATCCGGCAGGATACGGACGATGTGTATCGGATCGGATTGGTATGGATTATAGGCAATGAAATATACCTCTTTCGCCCCTGTACACATCATGTGTGCCATGCACTGGTAGAAGTATTCATATTTTACGCTTAATAGGGATGCGTTGTCATAAATCTCGTTCTTGTAACGCATGAATGTTGCCTGGTTGGGACATTTTATTTCCAGACAGGACTTTATGCCGGTGTTCTCGTCGTAGTAAAAACCGTCTGGACTGCTGGCAAAATGTGGAATGGTAGGATGTTTGCACGAACCGACCTCCACAATATGCAGACCGGATATTTCGGCATACAGGTTGCGAGCATCCGCCTCTTGTTCGTTGCCCCATCGTATCGCCTTGCTGGTCACTTCCGTTTGCTTGAGATATTCGGCAAACTGGCTATCGTCATTAACGATAGCCGGATTCATTGCCCTTTCTGATGCTATTTGATATATGTAGCTTTTCCCCGTTTCAGAAAAGATGTCCGTGCGCCCGCTTTTCATTAGTAAGCCGACATTGCTGCCTGTGATATTCCCATGACGGGCGCGGAACCAAGCTATCGTATGCTGTGCTGCATTATCAATCATAACAGGGTTTTTTGTGAGGGTTGTTTACTATCCGTCTCTGCTTTTTCAGCCGGGTATGGTTGCTGTTCTTCCATTTTTTTTTGGACGGCTGCTTTGCTTGCCAGATCGGCCAGCTTGTTTTTGGGCTTGATTTCTTCATATTCGACATCCTGTATGTCGTCAGCTTCTTCTTTAGTCAAGAATCCCATGCTGATTTCAGGACAGTACATACGTTGCCAGAATGCAGCAGCACGATAAGTAAGCATAAGGCTTGGCATTGTAACCCACTTGCTACCGGTTTTTGTATACCATCCTTCCTTAATTGCCGTTTCAATCGTTATAGGATCGGATTCAAGTGTTTCCCCTGTAGAAAGTTCAGTTGCGTAGGCAATACATTCAATGTTGTCAACATCTGTACCGTCAAACTCTTTTACCACTATGGTATTACGCTTAGCAACATTATCCCAAACCGTTTCGTTATATTTGATCTTTCCGACCTTACCGAGACTTCGTTTTCGGTATCGTAGGGATGAATATTTACCACTCATGTTGATGGTAGCAATAAGGAATTTGCTCGACCATGAGGGGTTGCCCTTGACAATGTAAAGGTTTTGCATGACCATCAGCGAATTCACGCCCATACGTGTTGCCATATCAATCGCAATCACACAGTTGCCAACATTGCCTTTATAGGTTTCTGGTACGATTGTGCTTTCCGTGTACATCTTTGCCATGCATGACCTCGAACTGTTTCACTATCTGTCCGACCGGAGTAAGTGCAAATTCGGCAGCTTGTTTTGCCTGGGTAATCTGCAGTTCTGTTGTTTGAATCTGTTGTTCCATTATTATACTGTTTTAATGTTGTTCGTTTTTGTAAGCCTCATATACGATGCCGATGGCGGAAAGGATCTCCTCCAGCCTTATGCATTTTCTTTGATAGTCACATGCAATAATTATGTTATTCTGTGCTTCCAATGCGTATTCAACGAGCTCTCCGTGGCTCATCGCCTGCAAGTCTTCTTTTGTTTTCATTTGCTATGTTTTAATAGTTGTACGTGTTCATTTCAAACCTCCAATCTTCTAACATTTCGTCGAATTCTGGATCATTGGTTTCTTCTCCGTCGTAGCAAAGATCGCCGTCCGGGTTCTTGATGTAGATCTCCTTCATTTCCGTTCCTCCTTATGTATTGCATATAATAAGGAAAGGCCACATGCAAAGAAGAGAACAAGGGAATAGTTGTAGAACATCCCGACACCACTGCCTATTGCCATAAGCAAGGCCATCACAAAGATGATTTTGTTTTCTGTTTCCATATCGTTGATTTTTAAATTTGTTTCAAAAAGGAAACCGTATCTACCTGTCACAGGCCGATACGGCGATATTACTACTTATTCTAAACCAATAAAAAATAACTGAGGCCAATCGCGGACTCGATCCGCGTGTAAACCCAGGTGAGCTTTTTAGGCGAGACACGTTGATATAATTAAAATTTTCACCTTGTTTATTTGGCCGCCCAACCATCTCTAAGGCGGAATAAATATTTCTTTCATATCAATGTTTGTTATGTGGCAATACGGTCTTCTTAACCAACCACCGCAAGGATACCCGGATAGGGATTGCCACGAGTTATATAGTATGGAAATAAAAAGAGTCAAAAAAGAAACCGTATCGGCTTGTCGCAAGAGGATACGGATAAGTTGGTTTTGCCAACTTCGTTAGCTGTAAACAATAAAAATTAAAGAATTAGTTGAGTAAAAATTTGTCCCCGGCAGCCGATCCGATCGACAGCTTCGCGCCTTTGTACCGGGTTTTCTTAACTTTGTAGTGTCAAATCAAAAAAATTAAGAAAATGAGCAAGTTTATTGAACTAAATTCTGGGAAAGACAAATTTATCGTGAATGTTAATTCTATTTCTTATGTCGAAAGAAGCGACTTGTCTGGTTCTGTTGTGCATTTTGCCTATTCAAGATCGGATGCTACTGCTGTTTTGTATGTAGATCAAAGTCTTGATCAGATCAGGGAATTAATCGCTGAATAATTCTTTCTTCCGGAAAACGGGGATTCCTATGATATAAAGGGTTGTTACCTGTTCTGCAATGTGCATTTCCTTTTTAAAGGTTTCCCCGATTCTTACTTCGCGTAAGCGTTTTGTCTTTACTTCTTTTTGAATAAGTACTTTCATAATCACGTTTTTTAATTCGTTCCCGGCAGCCGATCCAATCAGCAGCGTAGCGCCTTCATGTCCGGGATATATCTTATTCGTAACGACGGTTGACCAACTCCATGACCGAGTAACACCGAAAGGGATCATCTGAAAGATGAACGTTACGCGTCACAACCTCACATCGACAACA